AAATTACAAACTTGATAAGAAAGCTTTAAACGTATTAAGTTTAACTTCCTCTAATTGTGCTTTTCTTGCTTCGTGTAGTTCATTGGAATATGATGCAATATCAGATTCTTTAATGACACCATTATCCCAAATCCATTCTTTACCTTCCATGATACCATTTACAAATGCATCAGGGGCAGACGGGTCTGCAACAATATCTGCGGCTGTGGCAAGATAAAAATCATTCTGTACAACATTTGCACCACCAGATGATTTTACACTACCCATACCTCTAGAAGAAACTCCTAATTGTGCGCCTTCACTAATTAGATTTTTAACAATTGCACCATATGGTGTTTCTGTCATAATCTTTGCTTTACCCACGAAGTTTTTACCTTCAAGACGCAACTCTTTAATCATATGGGAAACTCTCTCCAAATTGATAGTTGGCCCTTCAGGATGTCCTAATTCACCAAATGCGCGATTTTTGTTTACATACTTTTCAGTATATCTTCGAACTTCTCGACTCATTACATCTGTTGGATATATTCTGTTATTTCGGTTTTTTACATCTGACTGTAAAAATACACCTTCAATATACAAATCTTTTCCACCTTTAGATTCGACAATATTAATGTCTTCTATTACTTCTGTTATAAGTCTCATAAACCTGTCCTTTTAACATTTGATCTCGCTCTTCTCGTATTTGAGATAGCAATCTTTCCTTTTCTTTTCCGAGCCGACTTCTTATTACGTAGACTCATCTTGATAGCATCACTTGCACCGATCTTAATTTCTCTTTTATCTTTTACATAATATCCCGGCCGGTCACTTACAAATTTAATTTTACGCTTACCACCACGTATCACAACTTTTCTCTTAACTGCTTCGTCTAGATCTTCATCTAGATATTCGGAAAAGCTTTTCATTTGTAATCTCCTAGTTTTCTTCGTTTTCTACTTCTGTAGTATCTTCTACTTCTAACTCATCGTCAAACTCTGTTTCTATAGTTTCAGAATCTATATCAGCAAATAGAGTAGCTCCAAATTCTTTTTTATAATCATCTATCTCATCAGTAATTTTAGTTTGTAATAAACCTTGTATCGAATCTCTTGCTTTAGAAACTTGTCCTAACACAATATCATCAACGATACTAGTAGTATCAATACTATTTATAGTTTCTTGTTCATTATCCATTTTTAATCTCCACTATTATTGTTCATTATCAGAATCTGGCAATTCTATAGGTTTTTCAGCTTTTATTTGTTTATCCATTTTATCTATTTCTTCATCAGACATTTTTAAAATATTTCTTTTCACCCATTCTTGTGAATAGTAAGTACCAACAAAATCTGAAATTTCTCCAGCTAATGTAATTCTATCTCGTATCATTTCCGTATTCTTAATTTCAGTATAATACGAATCCTGTGTATAATCTAGAATAATTTCTTCTGATAAATTTTCCCAATCTTCGGGAGAAATTATTCCTTTTAAAATTAATTGTTTTTTCAATAAATCCATTAGTAGAATTGTGAAACTATTTCTTAGTCGAACAATAAATCTATTAAACTTATATTCATCTCTTGAAATTTCAGTAGCTCTACCTAATTGAATACTATTTTCTGATTCAAGTCTTGAAATAGGAACATTTAGTGACTTATATAATTTCTTTTGAAAATATAACACATCATCCATTTCTCCAAGATTAGAACCGCCTGGCAGGGTATCAATCTCAGTACCCCTACCGCCTTCTCTACGAGGAAACCAAAAGTCCTCAAGCATTGAAAGGTGTTTTCTATCATCTCTTACTTCACCAGTACTTCCATCATATACAATTTTATTCTTATACTTAGACATAATATCATTGAGATATTGTTCTGCCTTTAGTTTTGGTAAGTTACCCACATCGACATAAAACACTCTACGTTCTGGAGCTCTTGACCATCTGTAAATAACTACAGAATCCTCTACAAGACGTAATTGGTTTAGTGGTTTAATCGCTTTATGTAGATGTCCTATTACATGATTTCTTTTAGAATCTTTCAATCCTGATGGGCAATATGCAATAGAATCTACAGTAATAGGAATGCCACTAGCTTGATTTCCACCAGTATTTACAATACCTTTATCATTATAAATGTAATATTCTTTAACATTGGATATTAATGATACTTTATTGTCGCCCTGTTTCTTTTCAGATTTTTGGATTTCACGAATTTTTTTAATTTTTCTAGGGTCAATTCTACGTAATTCTTTTATTCCATCTTTTACTTTATTTGGATCTACTATTATATGAAAGTATACTCTGCCATCAACATACCAACTTTTAAAAATATCATAACCTTTTTCTTTAAACTTTAGAAATTTAAGAATATTAGAAAATTCGGTTGATATAGATTTTTTAACGGATGCAGATTGTTCTATATTTTTTGTCAAACATTTGATTGGATAATCATCAGTATCATTGACAATAGCTTCAGCGACGATATCATCAATCGCAGAATCTACTTCTGGATGTATAGACATATCTCTATATCTATCAATCAATTCCGAATCTGATTTTGCGTTGTTTTCTAGGTTTAAATAAGTACCATAGAAATTTGATTGAACTTGAAGAGAACCCTCATCCCCTGCACTATCTGCTGGTACAAAGGACTTGAGTTCTCTAGTTTGTTCTTTTGGACGACTTATCTCAAAGCCAAATAATCTAGCCATATATATTTCACCTCATCATTATATTTTTACGCTGGAACGAGACCTTTAGTCTCGCTTGTATGTGTCCAGTAATCGTATGCAAAAGTCACAGTATATTCTTCAATCTGATCATTGTTTTCCCATGATAGTTCAATTGCACCAATCTCTGTTGGAAATAATCCTTCAAATTGATATCTAGCAATCTTACCACCATTTTTTCCAAAATGAATTACATCACCAGTTGTCTTATAGGACTCTAGTGGCAACACANTGTTGTTTCCAACATGACTATTAATTTTTTCCATCCAACCTTCAAGACCATTTCTGATTGTAAAGTTTTCGTCATTCATAATAGTAACAGTCCAAGGTTCGAAAGTTCTATTTCCAGCTACTCTAATTTGACGACCAAAATATGGAACGTCAATAGCTGGGATAGTCGAACCTGGCACTTGTGCCGCTTTACACATATATCGAAAATCACTCATATCACCAGATGGGGATAGTATTGTTGCTTCAAATAGATTTGGTCTAGCGCCGCCATTTTTAATAGCTCCTGTAAACTCCGTCACATTAAATGCCATTTTCTATTTCTCCTTTTATCTTTCTTTACTTTTATTTATAATACTTTTTTTATACTACGTTAACTACTTCGTCAAAACTGACACCAGAACGTACGGCAACAAAGTTAAGTTGAATAAAGTTGATTGAGCGCGCTGGTTTAATAAAGATATCACCAACAAATTCGTTTCTATCAATTACACCAGACGTGTTGTTAGTTTCGTCACATACAACTTGGAAGTCATATATTCCTCTTCTACCTTTAACATCTCTTAGGAATGGTTCTACAAGTGCTACAAACTGAGACCTTGTAAACTCATCATTAAATTCAAACAAAGTAAATTTAGATGCAGCAGCAATAGATTTCTCTAAAGTGATAAACAGTCTACGTACATTAATTCTATCAAATGCACTTGGTTTTACAGTCAAAGTTTTGTCACCAAATAGGACTGTTCCTTGGCCTGGGAATGTGCAAACAGGGTTAATTGCAGCTTTATATAATGTATCTCTATCAGCCTTGTTTTGTGGCCATGCAAGCGACACTACATTTTTAAACACACCACGATTAAATCCAGCTGGTGAGAACCATGAATCTCTTTCGGAGTCTGTACGTGCCATCAATCCAGCGGTATCACCATTCATTGGAACAAAACGATATACATCATTGTATTTGTCATACTGTTTTTTCCAGTTAGAATCTGCAAATGCATATTGACTTGTCTTACTGCTAAAACTTGCAACAACTTCTGATGCGGAAGCATTATTTACAGAAGCGTATGTAGGTGAAAGTAATGCAACACAATCTTTTCTAGATTCTGCAATATCAATTAATTTTTGTAGAATTGCAGCACGGTCACT